GTATTGATACTGCTAAAGTTGCGTTAGCTGGACTTACACCATTTATTAATGGCGTATCTAAAGGAATGGAACAAGCAAGCGCTAAAATGCTTGATTGGGCTAAAAATTCACAAGTTGCTCAACAATTCTTTGAGATGATGGGTACAACTGGCGTAAGAATATTTAACAATATGTTAGATGCTGCTGGTTCATTTGGTAGTGGCTTAGTTAGTGTACTTACACAAATTGCTCCATTAGCTGAGTGGGTATCGCAAGGTTTTAAGAAGATGGGGCAAGCATTTAATGAGTGGGCGCAGTCAGTTGAAGGACAAAACGCAATTAAGTCATTCATCGAATATACTAAACAGAATCTACCATTAATAGGTCAGATATTTGGATCAACATTCAAAGGTATATTCAACTTAATGAAAGCATTTGCGCCTAATACTCATCTTGTACTACAAGGTTTAGCAGATATGGCTAAACAATTTGAACAATGGAGTTCAACCATTGCAGAGAGTGACGGTTTCAAGAAGTTCATCGAATATGTTCAAGAGAACGGACCGAAACTTATTCAGTTAATAGGAAACATCATCAACATAATCATTAACGTAGCTACTGCTATGGCACCTTTTGCGGCTGCTGTATTAGATGTTGCAAATGCTATGACAGACTTCATTGCTAAATTAACTGAAGCGCATACTTCAATTGGTATAATGCTAGGTTTAATTGCTACGTTAGCTGGTGTCTTTATGACGCTAGGTCCACCTATTCTAGGCGCAATCGATTTTATAGGAACGTTTGTTAAAGCAATCACTGGCGCTGGAACGGTAATGGAAGCATTTAGTGCGATAGGAAGTGCAATTAGTGGTGTACTAGATACCGTCGCATTAGCGTTTATGTATTTAGACGCACCTATTTTATTAGTAGTCGGCGCAGTTGCGGCAGTAATCGCAATATTTGTTGCATTGTGGAAATCATCTTCTGTATTGCGAAATGCAGTTACAGACGCATGGAATGCAATATCTAGTGCAGTCGGAGATGCTATTCATGCAGTTATCGGTTTCTTACAAGATTTATGGAATGAAGCACAATCAATATTAGCGCCATTGGTACCAATTTTCAAAAACACATGGGATATTATTGTTAAAGTTGTCGAAACAGCAGTTAAATTACTAACACCTATGGTATCTCAAGCATTTAATACAATGGTTAATGTTATTAAAGTAGCGTGGGAAGTTATTAAAGCGGTAGTAAAAATAGCTATGGAAGTCATTCTTGGCACGATTACTGCGTTACTTCAAATCTTAGCTGGTGATTGGTCTGGTGCATGGGAAACTATATCAAAAGTCGGCGCAGATATTTGGCAAGCCATTGTAGATATGGCTAAAAACATTTGGCAAATTTTAGGAGATTATTTACAACAAACATGGCAAAATATTGTGAATGGCTTTTCTCAAATATTTGGACCATTAATCAGTCTGGCTAGTCAAATTTGGCAAGCAATCGTTAACGCAGTATTAACAGTAGTAGTTCAGTTGGGCGTATTTTTAATGAATATTTGGACTAATATTGTAACAACAGCGCAAATTATTTGGGCTACATTAATTGTAGTTGCTCAAACAGTTTGGACTGCAATAGTAACTGCAATCACAACGATAGTTACAACTTTAGGAACGATATTATCAACAATTTGGACTAGCATTGTGACGGTAGCTACAACGATTTGGACTACTTTAGTCACAGTTGCTCAAGCAATCTGGACTATGTTAGTTACGGTTATTACAACTGTTGTTCAATCAATATTAACGGTGGTTACAACGATTTGGACTACGTTATTATCTGTTACTTCAGCTATTATGAGCGCTATCGCTAGTGTGATTTCTTCAATTTGGAGCTCAATTGTAAGTATTATCAGTTCTATCGTTTCATCTATTGTAAGCTTTGTATCAAGTGGTTGGTCTACACTTATGAGCATAACTTCATCAATCATGAGTTCTATTTCTAACGTTATATCAAGTATTTGGTCTTCAATCGTTAGCTTTATTTCAAGTGCAGTATCAAGAGCAGTAAGTTTTGTGACTAGCGGTTTCCACAATATGCTAAGCGCAATTGTTTCTGCTATGTCTGGAATGGTCAGCGCAGTAATTAGTGGTATGTCAAATGTCGTTAATTCTGTAAGAAATGGTGTATCTAATGCTGTAAATGCTGCACGTAGTTTTATCAGCCATATGAGACAAGTTGGTGTTGATTTAATCCAAGGTATGATTAACGGTGTTGTTAGTATGGCGCGTAATTTGGTTAATGCTGCACGTAATGTAGTAATGGGCGCAGTTAATGCAGCTAAAAGTGCTTTACACATTGGTTCACCTTCTAAATTATTTAAACAATTCGGTGTATGGACTATGGAAGGTTTAGGCATCGGAATTAATAAAGAAGGTAAAAATGTTATCGGTGGTATGGGTAGCATGGCTAATAGTATTACAGAAGCATTTAACAGCAATTTAGCAGTACCAGACATTACTTCTAATATGAAGAAAGTTAATGCTAATATGAACGCTCAAGTACAACATACACACACTGTTCAAACAAACCCTTCACAACGTGTTGTTCGTATTGAAATGGACGTTAACAACGAAGCATTAGCAACAATTGTGAATGGTCAAACTGCAAATGATGATACGGTATTTTCATTCTAAGGAGGTCGTTCAATGGATATAGAAATTAAGAAAAAAAACGGACAGCGTCATACTTTGAACGACTTCGGTTTCAAAGTGACAAATGTGACCGTTGAAAGTATTGAAAAAGAAACGGATTATGAGAAAAAAGAAAATACAAGTGGTCGTATTCTTCTAAGTAGTCAGTATCGCAAACGAACTATTACAGTTGATTGCTATGTAGTTTCTACTAAACTAAACGACAACTCACGTTTACGAGATGAGTTTTACTCGCTAACTAATAGTAACGAACCTATTCATATTAGAGAATTAAGACGGACAGTTCCACTTAACTATCGCTTTGTACAACCTACTGAAGATGACTATCAAGAGATAGACGAATATAACGTTCTTGTATTTAATCACGAGCCATTTAACGATAATCACTATGTTAATGGTAGACAATATCAAGTTATGTGTTCAGATGTTGTAGTCCCAGAAGAAAATGGTCGTAAGATTAACTTTTCAATCAAATTTGAAACAGTAGAATTACCTTTTGCTGAAAGTATCGGAACATCATTAGAATTAGAGAAACGACCTGACAGAGAATTATGGTCGAATGATATGTTAATTCCTTTTGATGAAGAAGATGCACGTCGTAGGTATTCATTTACTAATGTATATAATAATTCAGTGTACTATCACGGGAATGTACCTAATGATCAATTCAATTTATTCAAAAAAGTAACAGTCGTATTAGGAAAAGATGTTAAAGCAACAGATATATTCCAATTTACGCTAGGTAATAGTGATGTTATGACAATCGAAGGTGCTAATTTAAAAAAAGGCGACAAGATTGTCTATGACGGTGTACAAACATTTAGAAATGGTATTCCTATTAACGACTTAGCATCAAATGCACAACCAAAGTTTTATCCGGGTTGGAATAATTTTGAATTCAATCAGCAAGTTAAATCAGTAACATTTGACTTGAAATTTTATTATTTGTGAGGTGTAGACATGCCAATATTAGTTACTCCAATACGTGGGCGTAGTATTCCATTGTACGTGTCTACTACCGAAACATCTAAACTTGGTTCTGATATAGTCTTACAATTTGAAATTGTTGAAGATGAATTTAATTATCAAATTGTCAGAGGTTTACAGAAACGATGGACGATTTCTAGAGTACAAGGTCCGAAAGATAAAAGAGAATACGTAGTATTTATTATCGACAGACAGACACATGGTAAGAAACAACGTGTGTCTGTTTCTTGTCGTTATAAACCATTAGATATCATTAAACACACTCGTATTTACGACACAATAGATGGTAGTTTTACTGCTAATAATTTTCTTAAACGGATTTTTGATGGTACTGGATTGAAGTACAAAATAGATGGTTCTCTTGGTTCATCTCAATTTGAAAATGCTGGCGAAGGTGAAAGTTTAGAAGATTTGATCAAGAAGTTTTGTAGTCACTTCGATGTAGAGTTCGATATTGAATTTAATAACAAAAAAGGAACATATACATTTGTATTTACACCATTCTTAAATAAAAATGCTAGTTATCATATAGATGATGAAATCAACGCCAATAATATGAAAGTTGAAGAAGATAGTAGTGAATTATACACATACGCTGTTGGTTACGGTGATTATGATGAAGAAGAAGGTAGTACAGCAGCTGGCTTTGTTATGAAATTTGAGCATCCTAGCATCAAAGACTATGGTCGTTATGATGCACCACCGATCAAAGATGGTCGTATCAAAGATGAAGAAGTGATGCACCAAAAACTTCAATCATTAATCGAAGGTTCAGTTAAAACATCAATTATTTTAGATTTTATCGCTTTAAAAAAACACTATCCCAATGCTGTTCCTAAAGTAGCAGATATCGTTAAGATTAACCATTCCATCTTAGGTATTAATGAATTTATTCGTATTGTTGATGTAAAAACGGTAAGGGATAAAGATAATATTATCGTTAAACAAGATGTGACGTTAGGTGATTTCAAACGTGTAGATAGATATAAAAAACGTGTAAGTGAAGCTGCTGCAGCAGTAGGTAAATTAGGTGGTCAAAATAGCTTTGTTCACACATATAAAGTAACGACTGCAAAAACAAATGCAGCTATTAAAACCACACAACGCCAACAAGAAGATAGTGCTACTAAAGATATAAAAGCAACTAAAGAAGATGGCACAGTCGTTAATTTAAGTAGTGCTGATATTGTCATTGATGCCAATGGCAACTTGAAACTAAAGTAGGAGGTTTGAAATGAGAAAAACGATATATACCGACTTAGATGCAATATTTGGCGCTCGTTTTGTTAGAGAAAATGAGTTAAATTTTATTGCTACAAGAGATATGTTAACAAATATCGAAAAGTTATTAGATAAGCATAGTCGAAATGAAACAAAAGCACATACTGCCGACCAAATTAAGTACACACTTCCTACTGGTCCTAGTACCACAGTTGATAAAGAACTTCGTTATCAACATAAACGTGTTAAAAACTTAGTATTAGGTAATTTAGGAAATGGTCAACAAGAAGTCCGAGATAGTCGTGTTTCTATGGACGGTCAAAGTCATTTATTACTTTCTGAACGTTTAAGACACGATTTTGCATACATTGAAGAAGAAACAGATAAATTGATGAATGTTACTGATGATCCTGCATATTTATTTAATCCACCTTACATGAAAAGTGCTGAACGTGGTGTAAATGAAACGCCATTAAGTAATGATCCAACTGAAAATTTAAAAGCATTCTACGACGTGTTTGTCGATAATAAATACTGTTTCAAAAAATATATTGGCAAAGACCAATCAAACACATACAACGTATATAGTTATACATTTGAGCCGGAACATTACAGTAAAACAGTATTAGTCACTTGTTGTATTCATGGTAATGAGTATAGTGCGTTTTACGCTATGAGTCGTTTCATGAACTTAGTTGTGAACGAGTGGGAAAAATACCCACAACTCGCTTATTTACGTAAAAACGTGCGTATTGTCATGGTTCCTATCGTAAATCCATGGGGCTTTGCTAATCAAGAACGTGAAAATGTAAATAATGTTGATTTAAACCGTAATTTTGATTACTACTGGGAAAATGGTAGTGGTAAAAGTCCGAGTGGTAAGAATTATAAAGGCTCTAAAGTATTTAGTGAACGTGAAAGTAGAAATATGAAAACACTCGTTGAAAGTTTAGATGAAATTACAGCACACATGGACTGTCACAACATTGTATCTCAAGTTAGTGACTATTGTTTATTCTATCCACGTTTTGCTAATCAACCTAATAACGAAATGACACAACTTTTAATGGAATTATCAAACTACGGTGATTATGTCACTTGGGGTTCAAGTACATTAGCGTCATTCTCAAATTGGGTTGGTATCACGAAAGGTATTACATCATTCTTACCTGAAGTATATGAAGGTCGCGCTGGTAAACCTAGAGGCGCGGAAGAAATGTGGCGTAGCGTATATTACTTAGGAAATATTCTTTTAAGATTGTCGAGCCTATATAACGGTCAAAATGGAAGAACAGCAAACGAACCTATTGTTAAATCATTTGTATATAGTAGTCGTTATAATAATTCTGGCGTTAAACCATTCTCACTTATCGCTAAAGATGGATATCAACGTATGTTAATGACTCAGCAACGTTTTAAAGTTACTGCAAATGGTTTCGTAGAATTAAACGGATCAATCACAGTTCAATTATCTAAAGATACAGTATTTGGCGTTAATCCGGGAATTGCACAAAACTACAATCCATTTAGTGGTAATGGCAAAACAAGAAGACGTCAATTATTTAAAATTGAACACAAATTACCGGCTGGCATTCATACTATTCCGTTACATGCAGTGGCACCTGTTCAATTTTCTACAACAACACCTGACAATGTTAAACGGACAAATGAAGTTATGGCAGTTGTAGATGTAATGAGAAAAGAAGGATATGCAAAAGTATTGAATATGGTACTTAATGTTAAATTCACACCTAGCCATTCTCATAATGCTGTTCAAATGTTTACTTCAACAGGATATGGCAACCAAAAAGAACAAACATTCAAACAAATTTATCCAAATAAACCAGCAC